ACCGACGTGAAATCAATACGGATGAACGAGCCGAAATCAATCCTAAACCCTCGCACCAAAGAGATAGAGGAACACCCCTCGGACACTGTTGTCATTCAGACCACCTACCTCAATAACTTTTGGGTTGTCGGCTCTCCTGACGGCACCTATGGCTTCTATGACGAGCAGTGTGTGGCCGACTTCGAGCGAGACCGCCTCAACGGCCCCGACTATTACAACGTCTATGCCCTCGGAGAGTGGGGTGTCATCCGCACCGGCTCCGAGTTCTTCTCATCATTCAATCGCGGTGTGCATACGGGAGTATGCGATTATGACCCTGCGCTCCCGGTGCATATCAGCGTTGACTCCAATGTGCTGCCTTATATATCATGCACCTATTGGCAGATTGCGTTAGAGGGCGGCAGGAAACATATCAGACAGATTGGTGAGACGTGTGCCGACAGCCCGAACAATACCGTCAGGAAAGCAGCTAAGCTTGTTGCCAAGCGTCTGCATGAGATGGGAGTTGATAAGGTTATCCTCCACGGTGATGCCTCAACGAGAGCCGCCAACAACATTGATGACGAGAAACGTTCATTCCACGACCTGTTCATTGACACCTTGCAGAAAGAGGGTATCGAGGTTGAGGATAAGGTCAGCAACAAGAATCCGAGCGTGCCGATGTCCGGCGAGTTTATCAATGCGATATTTGATGTCATATTCCCCGGACTCCAGATAACGATTGATGAGAATTGCAAGGTCTCGATTGAGTACTACATGAGCGTCCAGAAAGATGTGAACGGCGGAATACTCAAGACCAAGGTCAAGAATAAAATCACCATGCAGACATACGAGGAACACGGCCATATCTCCGATACGTTCCGCTACGTTGTCGTTGATATGCTCCGAGAGGAGTTCCTTCTGTTCTCGAACCGCCGCAAGCGCAACCTTTATGCCAAAGACGGGGCCATTCATTTCTTCAATCCCGATACCAAGTGCGCATATAGTCGGGAGATTGCCTATGCGATGCCGAACGTCAACGGCAAGTTTGCCCTGGTGCATGGCAAGCTGTGCGGCGAGAAGTGGCATATCCTTGATGTGCAGCTGACAGAGACGGCATCGACTGACGAGATAAAGCAAATCCTTATAGACACCGCCAGCCCTCAGACAATCATAGAGTGCGCTCCGGCATATTATCGCTTTGTCAAGGAACTGCGGAAAGAGTTACCCGGAGTCCGAGCGATGCAAGAGGTGCCGGACATAGACCGACGCATAGCCGCCACATCCGATTTTGTTAAGAACCATCTTCTGTTCAATGAGGAGAGACTAAATGACGATGTGGTGTATTCCACGTTCATGGCCAATCTTCTTGACTACAACAAAGACAGCGATTGCAAGGAAGCGAGTGCGGTTCTAAGTGGCTTCATTCAGTTCGTTGTAAAGTTCGGTTTTTCTGACAATGTAGCTGTAACTACCGAAGATACAAAGGATTAAGGCTAATTTTCGGCAAGTCGCAAATTTCAGTTTTTTCGGCGTTTGGCTCAACTTGTGCTATTACTCCTTTTCTTTGCGCCAAAAGAAACCGCATGAAATTCCTACAAGGCATATTTGGCACCAAGGAAAAGACCGAGGCTCTGACAGTCCGGGAAGAAACCCCTCGTGAGGAAACTCCCCAGACCGTCAGTCAGGATAACTCGGACACTAATGTCACTGACGCATGGAGGTATCATCAGATTCTTGCCAAGCTCGACGCGCTCATACAACCCTCGGTTGTCGGCAACAACTTCATTGAGATGTTCAAGACAATTCCTGAGGTGTTCTGGCCGATAGATTTCATTGCCAAGCGTATCTCAGAGGCTCATTTTGACTTGAAGAGGACGAAAGATGACAGCATCGTATGGTGTAATCGTCTCGGAGCCGATGCCATTCTCAAACAGCCTAATCCCATAATGACATGGCGCGAGATTGTGTATCAGCATTTCGTGTATAAACTCGCCACGGGCAATGCCTTTTTCAGGGCTGCTATGGGCGAGACCATCACGGCCGATGCCGTCAAGTTCCAATGGTGCTCAAACTACTGGAGCCTGCCGGCCCATCTCGTCAAGGTAGAGCCGATGGAGTATAGCTATGGCGTGCCGATGTTCGGTATCGCCAATATAGACGAACTCATCAAGGGCTATACTCTCGACCTCGGCGCATACTCCTGCCTCACTATCCCATACTATCAGATATGGCACGATCGCGACGGTATTCCCGAACTCATCAGAGGTGTGGGGTACATGAAGGCACAGAGCCGACTGTTGGCCGTAAAGAAGCCGATTGCCAACCTCCTCGCAGTCTATGAGGCGCGTAATGTGATTTATCTGAAGCGTGGCGCACTTGGTTTCATCGTGGCTCAGAAGGAGGACCCGACGGGCACCGTGGCACTCGAACCGGGCGAGAAGAAAGAACTGAGAGATACCATCAATGCCAACTATGGTGTCGGTGAGGGCAAATCACCATACGGAGTAACGGATATCCCTATCAACTTCGTAAGAACGAACCTCTCCATCACAGAACTCCAACCCTTTGACGAGACATTGGAGGACGCTATCAAGATTGCTTCTGTCTTTGGCATTCCGGCTGTATTGGTACCGCGTAAAGACCAATCCACATTCAGTAACCAGGACACCGCCGAGAAGAGCGTCTATACATCGGTAATCATACCGGCGGCCAAGCGTTTCTGCGAGGCTCTGACAACGTTTCTCGGCCTTGACCAGAAGGGGCTGTATCTCGATTGTGATTTCTCCGATGTGGCCTGTCTGCAAATCGGCCTCAAGGAGCAGGAGGAGGTCAAGAAGCTCGTCAATGAGCGATGCCTCACTCAGTTCAACAATGGCCTCATATCCATCAATGACTGGCGTGCTCAAATCCATGAGGACGCACTTGACGGTGAGATTTTCAATAAGGTCAAGTTTGAGATGACACCCGACGAGATAGCCATTGTTGACAGCGTCATCAAGGCTCAGACCTCTCCCATACAGATTAACACGGGTCAGCCCGCAAACGGTAAGCCCGGAGATAATCAGGATAACGACGACAATCAATTCAATAATAAACCCAAACCCTCGAAAGGAGAAAGAAATGAAAGAACAGATGATTAATCTCCAGTACGAAACAAAAGCACTGGATGTCACTGAGAAGGGTATCGTCACCGTAGCGGTGAACGGTATAGGCATCGAGGACGCACAGCACGACATCTCGATGCCAGGGTCATTCGTGGACACACTCCGCGATGATATGCACAAAATGCGCTGGTATCTGAACCACGACACGCGCCAGCTTTTGGGTGTGCCACTGTCAGGCGAGGAAAAGGACAACAACCTCATTATGACGGGACAGCTTAATCTCAAAAAGCAGATTGGCCGTGACATTCTGGAAGATTACAAGCTCTTCCGCGATTGTGGCCGAACCCTTGAACACTCCATCGGTGTCAAGGCTCTCGCCCGTGATGAGGAAGACCGCCGCAAGGTTGTGAGGTGGAAAATGCTCGAATACTCCACGCTGACCGGATGGGGCGCTAATCCCCAGACATTCCTTGTAGGGTTGAAGAGTGCCACCGAGGACCAGCTTAGAGATGCCGTTGAATTAATCCGCATGGCGTTCAAGCAGCGCGGATATTCCGACGAGCGACTTAAAAACTACGATATGGAACTCAACCTGCTACTCAAATCACTTGGCGGCGGCTTGATTGTGACGTGTCCGTGTTGCGGTCATCAATTCGATTACGACAACGAGCCGGAGCATACTTTCTCGCAGGAGGTGCAGGATGCGGCTTCGGAGTTCGTATCGTCAATTGCCCGCAATGAGGCATGCCGCCGGATAGAACACTACCGCCCCGAAATTCAGGCTGCTGTATCGTCGATTATCGACGGCATGGCGGCTACCAAGAAAGAAATAACAACCAAGAGCATTGTCGATGCTTTTGCCTATGTGCGTTGTCCGCACTGCTGGTCCCGCGTATACCGCTCCAACAACATACTCGTTGCGGATCCGTCCACGCCAAACGAGGTCAAGGAGAAAAAGCCCGAAGATGAAGAGGGCAAGAAAGATGACGACACAAAGAAGAAATCGGCCGACGTGCCGACTCCGTCACCGTCATCCTCTTTCTGGGCATCTCTCAACGCAGCTACAAAAAAGTAAAACAATCACCATCTAATTTCATAGCTCACTATGGCTAATTTGACAGAAAAAGAAGTTCAGGAGATTTTCGGCATCAAGACAGCCGGACTCCCCGATGAGCAGCGCACGTTCATCAACGCGATGGTAGGTGCTTTCACCGATGCCATCAACAAGTCGAACAACGGTCTGATTTCAGTCGAGGTTCTCACCAAGCGGCTGACCGAACTCAGCAAGCAGATGTCTGACAACAACACTCAGGCTCTTGCGGAACTCCGCAAGGAAAATGCCGAACTTGTCAAGCAGCTCAAATCCACGGCTGAGACTGTTGAGAAGCTCAAGCAGAAAGGCATCTCGATGCACACCATCAACAAGTTCGACGAAAAGCTTCAGGCTATGTTCGACAGCGAGAAGTTCCAGGACTTCGCCGCCGGAAACACTCGCAAGTCCGGTCAGTTCGACGGGTTCTCTCTCAAAGAAGTCGTGTCGAT